GAAAACTATCTACGTGTAGTGAAAAAGAGTCACGCTCAGTCAATGTCCGCCTTTATGGGCGCCCTCCTGGCTTACGAAGCCAGGGGATGGGCGATCGAACACGGCGAACTAGCGAACCAGATGGTTCCTAGCATCTGGTGAAGGGAGTACTGGCGTGCAGCGGTGGCTCCCCAACCTAGTTGAGTTCCTGTTCGCGGCGCTGTTCGCGGGCCTGACTGTCTACGGCGTCTCACTGATCTACGTCCCGGCTGCTTTCATCCTGGCGGGGCTGTTGTGTGCGCTCGCGGTGGTCGGAATTGAGCGGATCGACGCCGCGAACAAGAAGGCAGAGGCCGGTAAGTGAGCCTATTTGGCCTCTTCGAGAAGCGTGCGAGCCTGGAAAACCCCGCCGTTCCGCTGACCGACGCCAGCCTGTTGGCCTGGTTGGGCGGCATGCCCACCGATTCAGGCATCCCGGTCACCGAGATCTCGGCGATGAACTTCAGCGCGGTGTACCGCTGCGTGTCGCTGATCAGCGGTTTGGGCGGCGCGTTGCCGATCAACGTGTACGAAAAGGGCACCAAAAACTCGGTTGAGCACGCCTTGGTGGACGATCCGCACCCGGATATGACGCCATTGGAGTTTTGGCGCCTCACCTACGTGCATCGGACGCTGTGGGGCAACCACTACTCCCAGAAGATCTACAAAAACAGCGGTGAGCTGCAGTATTTGATCCCGATCGCGCCAAATCGGGTGTTGCCGGTGTCCGGGCCGCCGTCTCGCGCGAATCCGTCGGGGAAGGTCTTCAAGGTCACCGACAACGCCGGCCAAACCAGCATCATGACCTCGAAGGACATTTTCCACCTTCCCGGCTTGGGTTTTGACGGGGTGTGCGGGGTTTCCCCGGTCAAACTGGGCGCGCAGGCCATCGGTTTGGCGTTGGGCGCGGAGCGGTACGCAGCGAAACTGTTCGGTTCAGGCAACTTGACCAGCGGCATCCTGCAAACCGACAACAAACTGACCCAACCGCAGGCCGAGATGCTGCAGGACCGCTGGCAGCAGAAGATGTCCGGACTGGGGAACGCGCACAAGACAGCAATCTTGGATAACGGACTCAAGTTCCAGAGCCTCACCATGCCGAACGACGATGCCCAACTACTCGAGTCGCGCCGTTTTGAGCTGACCGAGATCGGCCGCTGGTACGGAGTCCCGCCGTTCCTGCTGTTTGACCACGAAAAGGCTTCAACCTGGGGTTCAGGGTTGGAGCAGCAGGCGCTGGGGTTCGTTCGCTACGACCTGCACCCCTCTTGGCTGGCCCCGACCGAGCAGCGCATCACCAAAGAACTAGTCAACGACCAGGGCCTCGAGGCCAGCTACGACATCACCGAGATCCTGCGTGGTGACTCGATCGCCCGCGCCGAGTTCTACCGGGTCATGTACGAGATGGGCGCCTACTCGGCGAACGAGATCCGCAACTTCGAGGATCTGCCGCCCCGCCCCGCTGGGGACGACTACATGGAGCCGACGTCGGGCTCCGTCGGGGTCAACGAACCGATGGGCTCGAACAAGGTCATCGGGAGCTCGTCTTTGGGCCCATCGGGCGCAGGTAAGAAATGACAAAGGAAGGACTGGCGATGCTTCGAAGCTTGCCGGCTGGTGAAGAGCGTCGCAGCCTGACTCTGTTGGACGCCTCAGTCTCCGTAAATGGTGGCGGCGAGAACATTCCGCCTCGATTCGGCGGCCACGCGGCGGTGTTCAACTCCCGTACCGCGATCGGCAACCCCCAGACGGTGGGTTTCTTCGAGGAGATCGCTCCTGGGGCCTTCTCGAAGACCATTAACGAGGGCGACGCCCGGATGCTGATCGACCATGACTCCGCGCATGTGGTGTCACGGGTGTCGGCTGGGACCCTACGGTTGTCCCAGGACCAGCGCGGTCTCGCCGTTGATTCGGAACTCGATACCAACTTGTCGTATGTCAATGACCTGGTGGCGAATCTACGTAACGGCAACATCACCGGCATGAGCTTCGGTTTTCAGGTTGTCAAGGACGCTTGGACCACTGAAGAGACTCGCAACGCCGCCGGTGAGAAGGTTTCTGTCGAACTGCGACGTGTGATAGAGGCGAAACTGCTGGAGGTTTCCCCCGTCACCTTCCCTGCCTACGAGTCAACCGACGCCGGTGTGCGGGACTCCATTGAGACCGCGCTGCGGCACCGGGGCGACCCCGAGGCGATCGCTAAGCGCGCCAAGTTCCGCCCAGAGCTCGCTGAGCTTCTGGGAGACGTCCCCGCTACCGAGCCGGCTGAGACCACTCGGGATGACGTGGACACGCTCGAGGAAGCACCAGTTGAGGCTGAGGACACCGAGCCGGCCGCGTCCACTCGGGATTTCGAAGCTGAGCTGCAGGCAGCTAAGGCCAAGGCGCGCGCCATCGCGGCGCTAGCGAAGGCCCTAGCCGCCTAATCACCCAAGTCACACACCCCCTGCGCGTGGCGCGAGGGGGTTTTCGGCGTGCCCTGAAAGGACGCGAGCCAAAGTGAGTATTGAACTCAACAAGCGGTACCGCGAGGAGCTCATGGGGCTCTCGCACCGCATGCAGGAAATCATCACCGACACCGAGAAGGCCGGGGCGTGGGCCGCCGAGCAGCGGACCAACTTCGACGCCGCCAGTGGCCGGGCCACCGAGCTCGAGCACAAGATCACCGAGCTTGAGGCGGACCTCGCGCGTAGTGCCCGCCTGACCGAGCTGAACTCGGTCGACTACGGCAAGGTGCTCCGCGCCGGTTCGATCAGCGAGACCCCCGAAGATAACTCGGAGAAGCGCGCGGCGGAATACGAGCGCACGTTCGGCTCCTACATCCGCAATGGCCTGGACAACCTCAGCGGGGAACAGCGTCAGCTCCTGCTGGAGAACCGGGCCGTCGGCCCCGGCCAGGTCACCGCCACCAACACCGCTGGTGGTTACCTGATCCCGCCGGGCTATCGCGCGGTGATGACCGAGGCCATGGTCGCGTTCGGCGGCCTGTACAACCACGCCAACGTGATCACCACCTCGACCGGTAACCCGCTGCAGTGGCCGTCCAACGACGACACCGGCAACGTGGGCGCGATCCTCGAAGAGGCCAACGTTGTTCCGGCCGGTTCCGCGACCATCGGCACCAACACCATCGGCGCCTACATGTACACCTCCAAGCTGGTCCTGGTGTCCCTGCAGCTGCTGCAGGACTCCGCGTTCGACCTGGACACCTGGTTGCCGCGCAAGCTCGGCGAGCGCCTTGGTCGCGCGCAGTCCACGCACTTCATCACCGGTAACGGCACCACGCAGCCGGAGGGCATCGCCACCAACTCGACCAACGGCGTTACCGCCGCGTCGGCCGCGTTGTCCTACGACAACCTGATCGACCTGGAGCACTCGGTGGACCCGGCTTACCGGGCGTCGGGTACCTGCCGGTTCCTGTTCAACGACTCCACGCTGGGCGTGCTGCGCAAGCTGAAGGACACCCAGGGCCGCCCGCTGTGGCTGCCCGTCCCGGTGCCCGGCATGCCCGCGACGATCAACGGTGTGCAGTACACCATCGATCAGGGTGTCGCCTCAGTCGCCGCCACCAATAAGTCGGTGTTCTTCGGTGACTTCCGCGCTGGGTACATCGTCCGCCAGGTGCTGGACATGCAGATGGCTCGCCTGTCCGAGCGGTACGCGGACTTGCTGCAGGTCGGGTTCTTCGGCTTTACGCGTCTCGACGCGAAGAAGGATGACCCGAGGGCCGTCCGTTCGCTGGTGCACTCCGCCACCTGATCTATCCCGCTAGTGCCAATGCCCGGTCCGTGGCTCCCTGACGGACCGGGCATTGGTGTTCTCAAGGAGAGGAGGCCGCGGTGCCTCGAATTCGTATCACTCAGTCAATCGCGGGTCTGCGGTTCTCCTATGCGCCCGGCGAGGAAATCGACGTGGACGGTGAGACCGCCAGTAACTGGGTCGCGTCCGGTGTCGCCGAGCTAGTGACCGCTCGTCACATTGAAACGCCGGAACGTAGTCAGGTTCCGGTGGAGAAGCGTCGTCCTGGTCGTCCACGTAAGAACCCAGTCGTCTAGGAGTCTTTCGTGCCCGATATGGACTACCTGACGGTTGATCAGCTGAAGGCGGTCCTCGGGATTTCCAAGCCGCAGTTCGACGACGCCCTCCAGCTGGCGATTTCCGCGGCGAGTAGGCAGATCGACGAGCACTGTAATGACCAGTTTTGGAAGGACGACGCCCCGACAGCCCGGATCTTTCAGGTGTCGAATGCGCGTCGGTTGATGTTGCCGTCGTTCGCTACTACCAGCGGTTTGGTGGTGGCGGTGGATATGGATGACAGCGGTTCGTTTGAGACTACTTGGACGGCTGGGGTCAACTATCAGGCGACACCACCGTCGCCGCGTCCCGGCTGGCCGTTCACCGAGCTGGTCACCCTGGGTTCGTCGTATTTCCCGGGCGCCCGGGACGGCTATTTCGGCCGCCCAGACCTGGGGTTCACCTCTCCGGGGTATTACCGCGACTACGGGTACGGCAACGACTGGTATCCGAACAGCCAACGCGCTCGGGTGCAGGTCACCGCCCAGTGGGGCTGGCCAGCAGTACCGGCGCCGGTCATTCAGGCGTGTCAGGTGCAGGCAATCGACTATTTCAAGTCGAAGGAGCTGACCGGGTCGAGTTATGGCGGTATGGCTACCGGGATCCGTGGCTATCTGTCCGGGTGTAACGAGATGGCTTGTGCGTTGTTGATGAGTTATCGGAGTCACGTCGTTGCCTGACAACTTGTTGACTTCGTTGCGGGTGGCGTTGGCGGAGCGGATCGCTCCGATCTTCGATTTTGATGTGACCCCTGAGGTGCCGGATCAGGTTAATCCGCCGTGTGCCTGGATTGATGTGGATCGGTCGAAGCCGGCGGATTACACGTTGGCGTTTGGTGGCCGGTGGGCGGCGTGGAAGTTCAAGGTCACCGTGCTGGCCTCGCCGACGATCATCGAGTCGGCGCAGGACGCCATCGACCAATATTTGGATCCGCGTGGCGCGCTGATTACCGCTTTGCACGACGACCTGGATGACGCGCTGCAAACCTTGGCGAACGGGAACGTGCAGGTGCTGAACGCCGCCGCCTACAGCGGCTATCCGATGGGTGACGTCACCTATATGGGTGCGCAGCTCATTGTGCAGGTCAGGGCGTAGAGGAAGGCGCACCGTATGGCCGCGTTAGAGCGGTTCGAAGTTGCTTTCGAGTTCATTCGGCAAAACCGGAAAACCGGCGAGGAGACCTTGTACGTG